AGACACTATTGGAAGCCCATCATTTGATGATGTTGCAGATGTTACAGACAATCGACAGATTGGTTGGATCCAAATAGGGTACAATTTGAGAGATGCTGCTGTAGGTGATTTCCTAACAAAGCCTACAGGAATATTGGATAATGCTGCACTTATGGATCCAGACCATATCGTCAACCGAAATTTATACATCAATTTCTACACAACTTCTGACTCAACAGTATCTCCTAGTCGTGATTTTAATTATCTCCTAGTTCTTGATGAAGTGAAGATATCAGAGAATGAAGCAATACTCCAAATTGTCAAGGGTGTAGCCCAAGATATCAGAAATTGATAATACCGAATAACGGTAAAATTCAAGAATCAAATTAATTTCGTAGCTTCCGTCCAGGCTATGATCTTCTGCAGATTAATTATTCTTGGATTTTGAGCCAAATTCTCACACATTTCAAATAACTTTTTTCAACTAACCGACTTTTTCTATTTTTTTTCTAAGTTTAAGGAATTGCAGATATTACACTAAAGCGGAAAGATCATTTCCGGAATACGATTTAAGTCATCTCTTTAGTTTTAGGATGATGATGACCATCTGAATCAATAGAACCTTGCAGTTTATTGTGCATCGATGCCTTCACAAAGCCACTATCTCTGAATTGATATCCTACTTTTCTCTTCATCCATCCATGATTCATTTTAGCAGCCTCAAATGCTGCTGATTTAGCATCAGGGTAATACTGAAACTTGGTAGTTCTAGTTCGACCTTTGTAGAATGTTTTAGGTTGTGTCAGATAGATTGTATTTCTTGTTTCACAGAACCGACAAAAGGAATCATATCTCAAAGACTTTGATGATATATTCCAAGCCTTTGCACACATCTTACACGTCCAGACTATGAATCTGGGTGATAGTATTCCACCATGCTGAGAATAGTCCTCAGAAGGCAGTCTATCTCGACCTAGGGAGTCGTATTTTTTGGGCGGGGGTGTTGATGTCATGGTGGCTACGACCCACAGTTCACAATTGAACCCTTAGCAACAGTTCACTCTGATTCACCACTTCGTGGATTAGATTAGAATCTGTATTCCGCGTTATACCTTACGCTACTATAGTCCATGGGACAAGGATAGAGATTATTAGTATATCCACCCACAGAATTCTTCTATTAACCCCCTCTTGTTAGCGATGTTATGGCAAGGACAGACTCCTTTTTTATTAGGCATACCGTAGACGTTGAAGATGATGAGACATACAGAGAATCTCCCATCGATTTAGGAGCATATGTTGATGCCCTAGGTAAAGCAGTTCTTCGGATCCATAACATCGCTATTTCATACACAGATTCAGCCGGAAACCCACTTGAAATTACAGGTTCAACAAATGGAACTTCTGCCGTAGCGAGTTTCCAACTTTGTACTCAAACTCAGGTTCAAAATGGATTCGCTTTACCCGGTCAAAATAAATCTGTAGTGGCATCAGGACGCACCAACGCATACTGCTTTGGGACAACTGGCGCAGCATTCCCATCTATTACCTCAGATGCACTCGACAATGCCCCGCAATTATGGAATAACGGGTATTTAATCGGTGTAGAGACAATGTACTTTGGCGGTGCTGCTTCTGCTGGATGGACTAAAGACGTCTTTGTTTCCATAGTAATGGAGTGTACTTCTGAATCATTAACTCAGGCTGCTGCTATGGCTCTAGCGCTATCGCAACAATGAACGGAGTTTGGATCCAATGACTATCGTAGTTCCACCCGGATTTTGGGACTTTATTCAGTATGTTTCTGAGGCTGCTCAGGCTGAAAATGGTACCCCAATTCCTACTAAACAGCTTACAACTTCTAAGAGGTCTGATAGAGTACCAATACCAAAGAGAACTAGAAAGGTTTCAAAGTATCAAAAGACCTTCGGAAAATTCCTTAAAATGCTAAAGAAAAAGCATCCTAGAACTGACATCTCAATCCTAATGAAGAAAGCGCATAGAATGGCAAGGAGAGAATTAAAATGAAGAGACTATCATTCAGAGGAAATTTAACAGCAGTTGATAATGCAAGAACTACAGACCAACAAATATTCTCTTATGATTCTCCTGATTTGACAAGAGCATGGAAAGTTCATTCATTCTATTTCTGGCCAAAGACTGTTCGGGCTGCAATTGGAACAGGAGATGGTCAGTACACAATCAATGCATCTCTGGCTACAGACACTATTGGAAGCCCATCATTTGATGATGTTGCAGATGTTACAGACAATCGACAGATTGGTTGGATCCAAATAGGGTACAATTTGAGAGATGCTGCTGTAGGTGATTTCCTAACAAAGCCTACAGGAATATTGGATAATGC